TGGGAATCGAACCCACGCACTCTAGGCGTCATGTGACGCCGCACGCTCTAACCGGCTGAGACGTACTGGAGCTGTAAAGCGAAGAACGGGAGACCCCGCAGGGGCCGAAGCACAACGCGGGGTTTCTCTTTGGAACTTAGAACTCGGAGAGGGCCAGCCGCTCCACGACCGCTGCGCGGAACGCAGGATCGGTCTTGTACTGCCGCGAGTTCATTGCGACGGTTACTTCTGCCTGCGACTTGAAGGGTTCAACGCCGGTAGCGGCCTTCTTTCCATTCAGCAGGTTCTGCGGCGGCGTGCCGTGCGTCTTGGCGTGGCGGGCAGTAAGCGCCTCCACGGCCAGCTTCGCGCGGGCAGGATCGCCAGAGGTCACGGAGTCGTTGAAGGCAACCTTCTCGGACTCGGACAGCGCGGACTTCGCCCACGACACGAGAGAGCCATAAGCCTCTGCGCCGCCAGCGGTGCCATACACAGCTGCATCGTATGCATCAGCCTGTGCCTGCTTGCCCTGGATGTAGGTGTCAACGGCGTCACGCGGGATGCTGGACTTCGCCAGCTTCTCGTAGGTTTCTTCGGACAGCTTCCCGTCCTTCGCGTACTCCGCATTGAGAGCGTCCCAATCCAGGCCGGCACCCTCGACAACCTTCTGAGCCTCATCGTCGCCAGCAGGGATTTCCAGAGTCGGCTTGTCGCCTTCGGTGGTCTCCAATGCAGCAGCTTCGTCAGCCGCGATTTCCTCGGCGGTCTTGGCGGGCGTGGTCTGCGTGGCAGTCAGCGCGGCGTGAGCGGCGACCAGCTCCTCGACGGTCTTGAAGCCACCATAGGTAACTTCTGTGGTCGTGGTGTCGGTCTCAACCGGGGGATCAACGTTCAGGACGATCTCGGTCTTTTCGGTCACAGAGCGGTCTCGGTGAAGTTGTAGATGCTCAGGCCGTTCACGACGGTCTTGAACTTCGCAAGCGGATCGGCCGGAGCCGTCTTCGCCTTTGGGACTTCCGGGGTGACCGCCGGAGTCGTATCGTTAACGGCCGGAGTCGTTACGGTGTCTGTTGGGGTTGTTGCCGGATCAGCCGGCTTGTCGGTCACGGGGTTAGCTTTCGCCACTTGGAACTCCTTGTGGTGCCATAGCGGCACCTGCGATGGTGGGGGCTGCACGGATGGCGGCCTGGTGTGCTGTTGCGTCCTGCTGTTCCTGCGCCATCTGCTCATCGGACTTGATGAGTCCCTTCATGGTCAGATCGGAGGCTGCGCCCATGCGGGCCATCAGCTCGCCAGCATCCACACGCTGCGAGAACACCTGCGGCGTGAGTACCTGCTGTGCGGCCTCTGCCCATTCAACGAGCTTGCGCATGTCCTGACCACGACCGAGGGCGGCGACGCCGACAACGATGCGGGGCTTGATGAGACCAGGGGGCAGATCGGGGAGTCGATGGGCGCGGGTGAGGCGATCCATGATTCGGCGAACCAGAGGGAGCAGTAGGTCTTCAGCGAGAATCGAGTAGATGCCACCGAGTACATCCTCCAGCTCTTGAGCCAGGTAACGGATTTCCTCTGCGGTGACACGCTCGCCCTGACGCTGAATCGAGGTGCGAACACCGAACGCCATTTCCAGACGTGCAATGAGTTTGTCGATGTGCTGACCGACGAAGTTGAAATCAGCGAACTTCTCTTGCGAGATGGCCTTGAGCTGTTCTGCCTTGAAGCGCAGCACGTCGCCAGACTCGGCTTCGGTGATGGCCTTCGGGCGGATCGCTGCGTTCTCATCAAGTGCCCACAGAACCTTTGCGGCTGCTGCAGCGCCCTTGAGGATGGCCTTGCTCAGTTTCTCCAGTGCGTCGAAGTCACCGTAGTAGTCGTAGACCAGACCAGCGCCGTAGTCCTCACCGTCTTCCTCGGGAATCCGCAGGGGAATCCAGGGGCACGCGTCGATAGGGTAGGTGCCTTGGGAGCCAGCAACGATGTTGCCGTTCACTTCCTGGTACACCTGCCACAGCTCGCCGTCACGGTAGATACGGGTGTAGAGGTCAACGTCCTGCTCAGGGCCGGCGTCGTTCTTGGCACCCTTCTTCTCATCGAGACCGAGAGAAGCTTTCAGCTCGTTGCCCAAGGTGGACGGGGCGATGCTGTCGAGGGTAATCATCTCCAAGACCGAACCCATGCCGTCGCGATCAACGACGTAGCGGGTCAGCGGGTACATCTTTGCGTTGCCTTCGTCGGGCACGTACATCATCACGTTGCCGGTCGCCACGAGATGCTTCAGGCCGAGGCCCAAGCGTCCACGCATGCCGGACGTTTCGATGTCGTTGATGACGGTACGCTCGATCTCAGCGAGGCCCATCTCCAGTTCACCCTGCTGGATGCCGGCCTGCTCTGCGAGCTGGTTAGCGTCCATGCCATCGGGAGATAACTTGAAGAAGTTGGCGTTCGCGGGGAACAGCGCAAGCAGCAGTCGGGCGGATAGCGAGTTAACGCAGCGCGCGCCTGTGCCTTGGTACGGAGTGGTGCGGGAAGAACTCGACTTGCCCTTCGAGACTTCCTTGTAAAGCGTCGGCAGAGTGAGAACGGCGCATTGCTTTGCGCGGGACTCGGCATTGTTTCGGTCAGACTTGAGCTGAGAGTAACGGCCTTCTGCTGAGACGGTCTGCGGGGACGTGCTCAAGATGGAATAACGAGGCTGCTTCCGTAAGCGGTGGAGGTGGACTTATTCAGGTCGATGCGGAGATTCTTTCGACCCGTCGTTGCACTCTCCTGATCCCCCATGCCATCACGGGCGGTCAGCAGGATTGCCGGCTTCTCCGCTTCGGTGGGCTTGGGGGCCTTGGGTTTACTGGTACACATGGGTTAGTGCTGCTCCTCTGTTTCGAGCTGACGCTTTCGCAAGAGGGACAACACCAGCCGACGTTCACCTGATCTCAGAAGGAACTCGTTGTGATCCCCTTTCGGGTCGTAGATGACCTCGGGGTATCGCGCGTCCAGCTCGTCGATCAGGTCGTAGGCGTGAAGGGGGATGTTCTCGGACATAGGGGGTTCCTTGGGGACATGAATGGATCTTCAGGAAGCCCTCGGAACCCTTGATGGGAAACGGTTGTTTCCTCCTATGTTGCAGGTTTTACCCCGCCTCTGTCGTTCGCGGGAGATGCCAGCTATCCTCCGTTCCCATGGGAATAATCCGAACAAAACCGCATGTATATTTCTGGATTGCAGGTGTATTTTTTGCGTCCGGTGTTGTCTATTACGTTTTGCCACGAGGCGACCTTATCCAGCAGTTATCCGGTGTCCCACTTGTGGGTTCATTGGTGGGACTGTTGGTGAAGATTTTGCTGGATGAATCAGCACATCAGCGCGACATAGCTAAAAATGCCGCGCAGAATAATTTCACCTTTGCCGCCACATCGCACATGGCCGCCGTAGCTTTCGATAAACATGTGGAGTTCAGCGAGGCGTACGCGAAAGGACTGCTTGAGGCTCTTTTTGAGCTATTCCGCAAAGGGCCGACAAAAGACGTTCGCGACCAGGCCAGTAAGCTGTCGAATCTCAGGCACGATTACGTTGTGTGGCTCACAAAAGACATTGATTCGCAGCTGCAAAAGTTCGAGAAGGCTTTGCTGGAGCTTGCGATGGGTGCGAGCATTGTTTACGACGAGTCCATACCCCCAAATGCCGAGCGCCAAAAAGTGCTTGAGGAGATGTACCGAACGTTTGCGAAGGTAGCTAATATGAAGGAATGGTCGGGCCAGCAACTTACCGACGAGCTAGCTGTAAACACGGCACTTCAACAGCTCAGAACCATCCTTGGTATCGAGACGCTAGTCGGCCTTCGGATGCGAATTGTTGAAAACGCAACCAAAGAACTAGCCACGCAGCCTTAATCTACGGAGGCCACGCGCACTTGTTCCTTCGGGCCACGGTCGTCTGTACCGAGGCCGCGCAGCCGATGAGACAGCAGCATCAAGATGCAGCATCCTGCATGCGCCAGATGGTCACGGCCGCTCTCCGGGTCGGTATCTTCCCCGGCCAACGAAGCGAACGTATGTCGAAGCATGGCGTCGTACAGACGCCGATGGTCGAACCCGCCAGTCCAGTTGAACGCGGCATACTTCTGAGCGCCGAAACCGAAGACGTTTGCGATCTCGGTGATGGCATCGGCGGGGATCAGGCTGAGCGGTGCCTTACCGGCATCGTGCTTGATTCCCGTTTTTACTGTGTTGTCCAGAGTTTGACCTCCTCGGTCTTGAAGTTGTAATCACCGTCGCGCAGGATTCGCGCGCAACGGGCCTGGACTAACGCGTCCGCAGCGGTGAGGCCTTTGGACTCGTAGACCATCTGCACGGTTGCCCACAGGGCGGCCAAGTGTTCCTCTACCGACAGGCCCATCAGGGCCTCATGCACCGGCACAAGGAACTCATCGGCTTTCTTGGGGCCGATGCCGGGACAGCCTTTATAGTTGTCTACGGTGTCCCCGGTGAGCACTTGCTTCATCCAGAACAGATTGGCTTCGTGCTCGCTGATCGTGCGGGTGCCAATGTCGGGCTTGCCGGGATTGAACAGGCGACCGGGGATCGTCTGCATGTCCTTGTCGATGGACACGATGATCCGCTTGCCGGGTGCCAGTCGGGGTTTCGGCATGGTCGCGAGGAGACCCAGGATGTCATCGCCTTCGAGGTATTCGCGGGTGATGATCTTCTCGGGGTACAGCTCGTGCAGGAAGCCATCGACTGCG